AGAGATAGCTAAGGGTTATGCTCCAGTCATAGCCGTCTCTCAAGCGGGCGGCTCTGCTGAAGGTAAGGTATGGTTAACAATGGATGATGTAGACAGCAGCAAGACTGCGAAGCAAGGTGAGGCTGACTGGATACTAGGCATAGGTAAGGAACAAGACAACACAAGCAACATGAGATTCCTTAACATCAGTAAAAATAAATTAACAGGAGACAATGATACACTGCCTGACTTGCGACATGGCAACAAACAGTGTATGATTAAACCTAACATAGCGAGGTATGAAGACATATGAGTTACTTAACATTAGATGTAGAAACAACTATCAGTAACAATGGTAATCCCTTTGACATGACTAACAAACTATGTATGGTTGGTTTACTGTCAGAGAAACAAGTTGTAATAGAAGATATAGAATACTCCGTTGACCCCTATAAGGTATCACTTGAAAGAATCCAATTAGCCGTGGATAAGTGCGATGTGCTTGTAGGGTTTAACATTAAGTTTGATCTACACTGGCTAAAAAGATATGGTATAAATTTTGATAAGAAAAGAATATGGGACTGTCAATTAGTACAGTACATACTATCTAACCAAGAGAATGCTTACCCCTCATTGAACAGTACTGCTGAGTTCTATGAGCTAGGTACTAAGCTTGATGAGGTTAAGGAGAACTACTGGAAGAATGGTATTGACACAGACAAAGTACCCGAAGAGTTACTGTCTGCTTACTTACAGAAAGATTTAGAACTAACTGAGAAAGTTATGGTTGAACAGATGAAAGTATTAAAAGAGAAACCACATCTACGTAAACTTATAGCTCTACATAACCAAGATTTATTAGTGCTGCAAGCTATGGAATACAATGGTATGAAGTATGACTATGATAAATCTAAAGTACTAGGAGATGAACTTGAAGAACAAATATCCAAACTTAACAAAAAGTTGTTTAACTATCATGCTTACCCTGATTTTAATCCCAGTTCTGGTGAGCATCTATCTGCTTTTCTTTATGGTGGGCTCATTAAAGAGCGTTATCAACGCCCCATTGGACATTTTAAATCTGGCTTACGGATTGGCGAAGTCAAATATAAGTGGGAAGAAAGAGACAAAGAATTCCCCAGAAAAATAAATCCTTTATCTAAGAGTGAGCTTAAGAAAGAAGGGTTCTTTAGTACCAATGAAGAAACCTTACGTAAGCTTACACCTCGTAGTGAGGAAGGTAAAGAGATACTAAGAATCATCCTAGCACGTAGTACTATGCAGAAACGTATGACTACATACTATCATGGTGTACCACAATTGATTGATGACATGCACTGGAAACATGGTATACTACATGGTCAACTTAATCAATGTAGAACTAAAACAGGTAGGCTAAGTAGTAGTAAGCCTAACTTACAGAACTTTGATGGAGAGGTAAAAACTCTCTTCCCTTCACGATATGGAGAAACATAATGTTATATAATAATCAAGATGGATACACTGCAGAAGAAGAAGAAGCATGGGAAGCTAAAGAAAAACAACAAGCCCAGGAAGAAGCACATAAACATTTTATTATACAAGAGTTTAGTGATTTAATCCTAGTAGAAGGACCTGCCTCAGTACTAGGTGCTATGAAGAAAGAAGCACGGGATGAGCTAACAGATACTATACTACATCAGTATGTTAAACGTAGTGTAGAAGCTAACGCAGGACTATAATATGATACTTAACGCAGATGCAAAACAATTAGAATGGATTTGTGCTACCTATCTATCACAAGATAAGGTTGCTATCAATGAGATTAATAATCAAGTTGATCAACATGCAGATAACCAAAAAAGGTTTGGGTTACCTAGTAGACTGATTGCTAAGACATTCGTGTTTAGATTAATCTATGGTGGTAGTGCATTCAGTTATGCTAATGATCCTAACTTTAAAGACATAGGTGATGAGAAGTTTTGGCAAGGTGTGATTGATCAGTTCTATGATAAGTATAAAGACCTCAAGGCTTGGCATGATAAGATAATGTTTGATGTTAAACAGACTAATCAGTTAGTGATGCCAACAGGCAGAACGTATAAGTATCAAGCCGAAGTTAATAGTCAAGGTAATCTAAAATATCCACGCACTCGAATCCTTAACTACCCTGTGCAAGGACTCGGTGCTGACCTTATGACTATCGTTCGTGTTAGTTTATATAATAAGATAATCAAATTGGATGGTGTTAAATTAATTAATACTGTTCATGATAGTATCATGCTTGACTATGATGACAAGATATGTTATACTAATAGTATAGTACCAATTGTTAAAGAGTCATTCGAGAATGTACCAGCAAACTTTAAACATTTGTTTGGTAAAGATTTCAATCTCCCAGTTAGGGTTGATATTCAATTAGGTAATAGCTGGGGTAACGTAGTAGATGTATAATTAATAAGGAGATTTATATGCAAGTAAATGTTGTAGATGTTTCAAGCTTAAACACACATGCTGCTAAGAATGGTAGACAATACCAGTCCTTAGAGATCATGTATAAGAATGATCAAGGGCAAGCACAAAGTAAAAAGCTCATGTCATTCGCAAACCCTAATGTGTTTAGAGCAGCCCAGAATTGGGAGAAGGGTCAAGTAGTACACGTTAGCACAGAGAAAGACGCTAATGGTTATTGGCAATGGACAGCAGTAGGTGATGCAGAAACCACCACAGATACGCGTGGTGATGATAGTACTGCAGCAACTCCTCAAGCTAAGGCAGTAGCTCCAACTCGTGTAACAGGAAGTAACTACGAGACTAAGGAAGAACGTGCTGCAAGGCAAGTAATGATAGTCCGTCAATCATCTTTGAGTAATGCTGTAGGTACCCTTGGTTTAGCAGGTAGTAATACATCAGTAGCAACAGCGAATGATGTTATATCATTAGCTAAAATGTATGAAGCTTACGTACTAGGGGAAGCAGCAAGTAATATAGATGATACTTTTAATTCAATAGAAGAAATACCTTTTTAGGAGAAAATTATGACAAAGAATTATAAAACTACTGTAGGAGCAGCAACGATCTTTGTTGCTTTTCTTATTTTAATTGCTATATCTACAAGAGATAAGGTTTATGATATACCAGGAGAAGAAGTAATTACTATAACTCCTGTTGTATTATCTGATCCTTATCTAATAGATACATATAAATCAGCAGTAACTCCTGTAGAATCTTGGGAATACTTAGTGGCAGATACAACGCCTCTACTTGAGATTGAACCTATAGATGAGGTTATTTATGATTATATTTTAGATGAGCAATTAACAGAATTACCACCTTTACAAGGATAATTATGATAGCTTTAATTGATCATGATCTAGTAGTCTTTCGATGTGCTGCAAGTGCAGAGAAAGATTCATTAGGCGTTGCTGTTTATAGAGCTGAGGCTTTACTAGATGAGCTACTTACTAAGACAAGGTGTACAGAATATCGTGCCTTCCTGTCTAGTAAATCTAATTTTAGAAAGACTATATACCCTGAGTATAAAGCTAATAGAACTGCACCTAAACCTATTCATCTGAGTGCCTTAAGAGATTATGCATTAGAGAAGATGGGTGCAGAGTTAGCACCAGAAGGTATAGAAGCTGATGATGCTATGGGTATTGAGCAATCAATGTATGAAATGACAAAAGATATAGATATAGGAGGAGAAGATGGATACTTAGGTGATGGTGTTTACATTACTAAACGTCAGCCTACTGTGATTGTATCTCTTGATAAAGATATGTTAATGATACCTGGTAAGCATTTCTCATGGGAGATTAAGGGTAAGGGTTGGGTTAAGCCTGACAAATGGACTGATCAGACAGAGCTCGGAGGACTTAGACTGTTCTTTGAGCAATGTCTTAAAGGAGATACTGCTGATAACATCAAAGGTATTGAAAAGATTGGTGATAAAACAGCTAAGAAAATGTTAGCTCAATGTAACACAGATCAACAAATGTTTAATATAGTGCGTACTGCTTATAGTAATGATGAAGAGTTTATTATGAATGCTAGTTGCCTATGGATACAACAGTATGAAGACGACATTTGGAAAGAGAGGTTTGATGCCTACATTCAAAAGTAAGTTAGAAATAAAGGCTTGGGCAGAGCTTAAGAAACATTTCCCAAGTGTCAAGTATGAACCTGATGTCATTGAATACACACAGCCTGAGAAAGGTAGGAAATATAATCCTGACTTTAAGATGGCAAAGAATGTATACATAGAAGCAAAGGGTAAGTTAGACTTAGCAACAAGACAGAAGATGGTATGGTTTAAAGAATGTAATCCAGAGGTATTGATTATATTCTTATTCATG